CATTTCATCCAATTCCTAAAATAGAAACGATTATGAAAAACATCAAAGACTTAAAAGTAAAAGTAACCTACGAAGTCGGTTATGGTAATGTAGAAGTTACCGACGAAATATATTCAGCCTTGCAAGAAATGGCTATAAATGGCGACACGGTACAAATGAGCGACACGGGTAAATTAACCGCATGGTTGATGTCAAACATCGAAGAAGCGGACTGTTGCGAATGGGAAGCCGGAATAGAAGAATTTGAAGGCGAGGAGGAAAGCGAAGAAGAATCAGACTAACAGCGTAAATAAGGCACATGCCGAATCTCGAAGTTCGGTACGCTGCAAAAACTTAACCAATCACCAAATCTAAACAAGATGAAAAAGAACAGACAAGCGGTAGAGATACGAGTCAGGAACAACAATAGGTACATCATGAACTACGACAAACGGGCGGTATTCTTTATCGCATCATCAATCATCGCTCTTGCATACGGAGCATACGAGTGGATAGGCTATTGTTGGCAATCGGTACACCATTATTAATTAACCTAAATAGAGAAAGATGAAAGACTTCGCATACTACTCAATGAATGACGGGACAGAACCAAAATATCCGTCAAGACCACCAAAACCGATTATGCCAAAAGTAATGTCAGGAGCATCGGCAAAACTATATTCAGACGCTTTGATTTTATGGGAGGATTCAAAAGCGGGATACGACGAACAAATGAAGATTTATCGTGACGAGTCAGATAAAAGGTCTAGCGAATTTATCAATGACCTATTTGAAGAGTTCGGGGTGGTTGGGAATCCAAAAGCTGATAAGTGTTTTTCTATTGCGTATGAAATGGGTCATTCATCGGGGTATCAGGAAGTATGGAATTATTTTTCGGAATTAGTTGAACTCATAACCCCCTAACCATGCGACCGCAACTATTCCAATTCTACCCGAAACAGCGCAAGACTAAACGCCAACTCAAAAAAGACCTGATGAAACAATTTTATTTGAACCTGAGAAAAAAGAAACAGTAATGACACACGCAATAATACGAGCCGCAATATTAGCAGCAGCAATTTTAATGACAACTATGTCGGTAAAGGCATTTTTTATTTGGTGGTCTTCGCTAATAGATGATGTGGTTTCTGTCGAACTACATAAAAAGTCGTCAATCACATTCGATGTATCGCTTACCCTTACATCTATCCTTTGGGGGATATTCTATTTCTCATTTCACATTTAACGCAGATTAATAACAATTAAAAAGAAACTTATGGAAACGACACAAGTAGCAACACAAAGTACAGGCTTATCACAATTGAGCCAAAAAGTAAGAGGTTTTAATGACAACCTTTCAAAGTACGAAAATACCGTAGCATCATTGCTAGGTGAAAAATACGGAATGTCCGCAAAGGAGTTTACCGTCTCAGTAATGAACGCTGTAAAGAAACAGCCTAAACTTTTGGACTGCGACCCAAAGACTTTATTCGGGGCAATCCTGTTAAGTGCGGAACTGGGTCTAAAGCCAAACACACCTGAGGGGTTTGCGTACATCATTCCTTATGGCAAAGAGGCTCAATTTCAGATAGGCTACAAGGGTCTTATTGAGATTGCCTACCGTTCACCAATGGTTAAAGCCATTAAGGGCATTACGGTGTATGAAAATGAGTTTTATCAGGAGCATGAAGATAATACTTATAGCCACATCGCTTATACCGGCATGGACTTGAATATCATGCAACTGAAACAAGCCCGTGAAAACTTTTTGCGCAAAACCATGAAGATGGATGAAAGCGAAATACAAAAGAACATGACCGCCTACGGTGAAAAACTGAAAAACGGGAAAGGTGAGTACGTACTTGCCTATGCAGTTTGCTATGTTGAAGGGCTTGAATTACCAATATGGACAAGTGTAACCCGTGACGTACTCGATAAAATACAGAAACTAAGTAAGTCAAACGGATCATTTTCCCCTTACAATAATGGTACGGACGTTCACAACAGTATGCAGTTTAAGGCGGCTATCAAAAAGCTATTCAAATTCCTGCCAAAACAAGCCTTACAGGAAGTCGCTAAGGCAATTGATGTAGATGATAAAATGATGGCAGGGAGCGTAGCTGTAATGACGGAGGATGGAGTTGTAGAAATCATCGAGGACGTAACAGACGACCAGCGGGAAACTATCGAGCGTCTGTTTATGAATTGCACCTATGACGATAAGCAAATGAGCATTATTAAGTTCAAAATCAACAATGGCATGACCAAAGGAGAGGCGGACGAAGTAATATCAAACCTCCGCATGAATCAGGGCGACACTCCGAATCAAAACGCTACGGACGCAAAGAATAATGTAGCTAAGGCAATCAACTAATCTCACCTCAAAACCAAAACAATGATTAACATTTCAATTGACCTTTCAAAGATTGACAAGACCAGAATTAAAGAGGGTAAGAACGGAGCAAAGTATTTCAACCTGACCGTTGATGAAAAGCGGGAACCTGACCAATTCGGGAATACGCATACGGTTTATCAGACACCGACAAAAGAAGAACGGGAAGCCAAAAAAGATAAGGTATACTTAGGCAGCGGAAAGGAGTTTAAGTTTAATAACAGCACTCCAACACAACCCGCACCGAGCTACAACACCCCTGCAAGTTCTCAACCCGAAACTATTGATGACGGGATGCCATTTTAACCTAACCCCAATTTTTAACATAAAAAGGAAAGAGTATGAATACCATAACAGACATTCTATTTGAAGAAGGAAACGGATAAAAACTTTCGTTTTGTGTGTAACCTATAAACCCCATCATTTAAACTTAAAAACGAGATTATGCCTTGTGACTACAAAATATATCCTAAGAATTGGAAAACAGAAATAGTACCTGCGATACTAAAAAGGGCGGGAGAAATAAAAGGGTGCGGGGTTATTTTGGTAGAAGCTAAATGCGAGTTCTGCGATATAGAAAATCACTCCCTTACTAATAATAACAAAAGGGTTGTATTGACTATCGCCCACCTTGACCATGACGCAACAAATCACAATGTTAGTTACGACCGACTGAAAGCCCTTTGCCAAAAATGCCACAACAACTACGACAAGGATAACAGGGCTAAAAACAGAGCAAGTAAGTTGAAAGTCAAAAAAGGATTGCAGGAACTATTTTAAATCTACTACAATGCAAAAGAAATCATTTATCCCGCCAGCATCGAGTTTAGAAGCCTTTAAAGGAATCAAAGAGCGCAAAGTGAGGGTAACACATGCTACCATAATCGAACAGGCTCTAAGGCGGTTCAAAAAGGGCAACTACGTTCAAATAGCGGGGTTCTGTGGATTGACACCTTCGCAAGTTGAAAAGAGATTATCCGAAATGGAGGCTAAAGGAATTATCCGAAAGTCGGGAACGAGAACCCAAACATCATTAACTGACAAGGGCGAAGTTTACGAGATAGTCGAATCCCCCGTCGAAACCCCAACCATCACAAAACAACAAACACTTTTTGCAGCATAACAACCACCTAACCACCCGAAAGGGATAAAAAATAAAAGGATGAAAAACATAGAAATACAAGGCAATTGCGGGATAAAGTGCGACAACCCAAAATGTGGTTATGTTAACAGAGAAACACCAGATGAAAATATAGCCGATTGGCTTGGCGTTCCTTGTCCCGATTGTGGTGAAAACCTTTTAACGCAAGAGGATTTAGATAGTTCAATAGCATTGCGGAAATCTATTGATTTTATCAACTCTTTAAGTCCTGAGCAATTAGAGGCACTCACGCAAACGATGGGTATTGACCCGAAAGATTGGGAAAACATCAGCAACGAAGCTACGGTTGATGTTCACAACGGAATAAAGTTTGAATTTAAAGAAAAAGCATAACCAACCCACCCACGGATAATTAAAAGTAAAAATTAAAGGTATGGAATACCCGAAATCAGAAGTTTACCTGCAAGACTGCATGGAAGGAATGAAGCGATACCCCGACAAGTATTTCGACTTGGCTATTGTTGACCCGCCTTATGGAATAAAGCAGGACGGCAAAAGCAACCATTCTAGAAAAGGAAAAGCAAAAGCCACCCAATATGCCGCTAAAGAATGGGATAGATATAAGCCTGACAGCAGCTACTTTAAGGAGCTGTTTAGGGTTTCTAAAAATCAAATCATTTGGGGTGGCAATTACTTTGTTGAACATTTGCCAAGCTCAATGTGTTGGATATTTTGGGATAAACAGATAGGCGCTTCTTTTAGTGATGGAGAATTTGCATTTACTAGTTTTAACACAAGGGCAAGAAAATTTATATATACATGGAATGGGTTTAGGCAGGGAGAAAACTGCCAAAGTATCGAACCGAGAATACACCCCACACAAAAGCCAGTAGCCCTATATAAATGGCTTTTAGAGAACTACGCCACAACAGGCAATAAAATCCTCGACACTCACATGGGTTCTCAATCATCCCGCATAGCAGCCTATAAAATGGGTTTTAATTACACGGGTTTTGAACTTGATGCAGATTACTTCAAAGCAGGCTGTCAACGGTTTGAACTGGAGATACAGAAACAGGAATTGTTTACACCGAAACAAATTAACCCATTGAACGGAGATTTATTCGCTGCATAACAAAAAGCCGACTCGGACGGGAATCCAAAATCGGCTAAATATCATCTGTTTGACTTTCACGGTGAACAGATAAAAAACTAAAACTATGCTACTATTCAATATTCCAGTAAAGGAAAAGAGTTACCCCGAATCAATACCATTTAGCGACATGGGCTTTTACGCTCTTGCTGCATGGCATGACTTCTATCGCAGGATGGGTAAAACGGAACGCTGCATTGAAATACAGGGTTGGGTAAAGAAGTTGCCAGTCCTGCATAGAATCGAAATTAAGAAGCTGAATTATTATCAGGAAGTAAAGGAGTAGAGTAAAAAAATAAAGCCGACCCTGCAAGGTCAGCTAAGAATATCTGTTAGGTTTTTCATGGCAATAACAAATACAATAGTATGCATACAAACGACATGCCAAAGTATAGGCATAAAAATATAGTTAACATTTTTTTGAGATTACGGATAGTTTTTCTTAACTTTACGTCGCAACGTAACCGTATATCTCATGGGATTTTTCAATCCATATTATTACTATTTAACGATAGAAGCAGGCACGGGTTTAGTCCCAGAGAGGTTACGTTGCAGTTTCCCCTTGTTGCCTGCTTCGCCATTTTTATTCCTTTCCGTAACCTCAAAACTGCAACAATATGGAATCAGTAACAATCAAAAACCATCCAGCTCAGGAGTTTGTATTTATAGAAAATGAATGGAAATCGCCTGATGATTTAGGGAATAGTTGCGCTAACCCTCCAAGTGTACCCGGGGTATATTTTATAGCGACTGGCAAATACAACCCCCAAGATGGTAAAGCATACTGGCATATATTATATGTAGGTAGTTCAAAAAACCTTCGTAAAAGATATAATACTCACGAAGTTTTATCAGAAATAAGAACTACGTGTTTGCGCAAAGGAATTAAACCTTATTTCTGGTTTCGGCCGGAATCTAATTTTCTTAAAAGGGAAATTGAGTTAATAAAAGACATATTACCTCCTTATAACACACAACATAAAAAACAAACCCTATAATTATGGCACTTACTCAATACGAGTTATCACGTAGTTTTTGGGACTTCGCTTTTGAGAATCCCGACTTAGTAAAACCAACGCATATATCTATTTTCTTTTTTGCTATCGAGCATTGTAACAGGCTCGGATGGAAGGATAAATTCGGGCTACCTACGTCTATGGTTATTGAGGCAATAGGTATTAATTCTTACAATACTTTCAGACCACATTTTGACAATTTAGTAAAATGGGGATTTATAAAAGTTATAGAATCTTCTAAAAATCAGTACTCAAGTAATATAGTTGCCCTATCAACCGGGGTGTCAAAATCTAACAAAGCACTTGATAAAGCACTGATAAAGCACTCATCAAAGCACTTGCAAAGCACTTGTGAAAGCATCGGTAGTATAGATAAACCAATAACAATAAACAAAGAACCAATTTATACACCCGAACAAACAGAAAGGTTTTCCTTTTTCAATTTATGGATAATGGCAAATGCTAAAAGGGTATCGGAAATGAAGGAGCCTTTTACTATCGATCAGTTTATAAAATTGAAAGAGGATTTTACAAATGAGCAAATACAGGATTACCTAACAAGGATGCATAATCACTCTAAGTTAAAAAATAACATCAGCGCATACTTAACTTTTAGAAAGTGGACCGCTAAAGACGGAGTTAATAAACCCGCATCACAACCGAAAAAATCAGTAGTAATATGATTTCTCAATATTCCATAGAACAAGTAAAGGCGGCTGCGAATGTGGTTGAGGTGGTAGGCCGGTATGTGACGCTGAAAAAGGACGGGGTAAATGTGGTTGGCTTATGTCCATTCCATAATGAAAAATCCCCGTCCTTTAAAGTATCTGCTACTAAAAATATTTACAAGTGTTTTGGTTGCGGAAAATCAGGTGACAGCATAGATTTTATTCAGCAGAACCAAAATAAGAACTACATAGAGGCAATTACAATTATTGCAGGTTTTTATAACATAACACTTGAAGAAGAAGTAACGACAGTTGCCAGGGTATTTACAAAGCCAGTTTTTAAACCCGGGGACATAGGTACAAAGTTTCTGAATTGGTTTGCCAATAGGGGTATAAGCCCCAATACGCTGAATGAGTTAAAAGTTACTCAGGTTATGGAGTGGATGCCAAAAGCTAAGGCAGAAACGGAAACTATTTGCTTTAACTATTTCAGAAATGATGAATTGGTAAATGTAAAGTACCGGGCAGACAATAAGGATTTCAAACTTTCCAAAGATGCTGAATTAGTCTTTTACAACATCGACAGTATCAAGGATAAGGATTATGTCGTGATTACGGAGGGTGAAATTGATTGCTTGTCTGTGTATCAATCAGGTATTAAATCGGTTATTTCCGTACCAAATGGAGCTGCAAAGGGCAATCAGAAGCTAGATTATCTAAATAATTGTTGGGATGCGTTTGAAAATGTGAAAAATATTGTCCTAATGGTGGATAATGACGAACCGGGGATGATGCTCCGGGAGGAACTAGGTAGGCGATTTGGTTTTGACCGATGCTTAAAGGTTGAATACCCGGAAGATTGTAAGGACGCAAACGATATATTAGTAAAATTTGGGGCGGTAGTACTGCTGGATACTATCAAAAACGCAGTAGAATTTCCGATAGAGGGTATTCACTCCATGACGGAAATGTACGAAGATGTTAAAAACTACTACGATAACGGATACCCGAGGGGAATAAAAGTAGGGATACCAAACTTTGACGACCATCTTTCGTTTATGCTCGGGCAGTTTACGACAGTTACGGGAATCCCCGGAAGTGGTAAAAGTGAATTTATTGATTACCTGATGACTGAGGCAGGTAAAAATCATGGGTGGTCCTTTGCGGTATGTTCTTTTGAAAATCAACCATCGAGCTTGCATGTTACTAAGATAATGGAAAAGTATGTAGGTAAATCATTCAAAAAGACATTTGACGATAAGGACCGTATTTCCCGGGTGGAGTTTGACGACGCAGTAAATTTCGTAAACGATCATTTTTACTTTATCAATATCAACAAGGTTGAGGCAACACTTGACGGGATATTACAGAAGACAAAAGAATTAGTATTGCGTAAAGGGGTAAAGGCTCTATTACTGGACCCGTGGAACTACGTAGAGCATAAAAGCCAAAAAGGACAGACGGAAACGCAGTATGTAAGTGAATGTCTTACAAAAATAAAGGCATTTGCATTAACGCATCAGGTCCACATATTTTTAGTGGCTCACCCTTTAAAGATGCCAAAGGTTGCAGGGAAATACGAAGTACCTACACTTTACAATATATCCGGCAGCGCACACTTTTTCAATAAAACAGACAACGGGATAACGGTCTACCGGGATTATGAGTTAAAAACGGTTGATGTTCACATTCAGAAGGTCCGTTATAGTTGGCTCGGGACCGTGGGTTATGTTTCCTTTACTTACGACCTAGAGAGAAGACAATACAGACCGGTTGGCGAAATGAAAGATTTGACTGTACCCGATAATCCAATGACCGGGATAAAACCAAACTACGCAATAAGTTCACAGGAAAGAAAAGACACGCTACCATTCTAAACCCCCTCCCGTAAACTATGGGTAAATAAGAAAATTGCATAACAGTTAAAACAAAAAAATTATGAGAATTTACATTTCAGGACAAATCACAGGATTAGAAATCAAGACAGCCGAAACCTATTTTGAAATGGTTGAGCAAGAGTTAACCAAAGCGGGACACATAGCATTGAACCCGATGAAGTTAGTGCCGTATCACCCCGACCATACATGGCATCATTACATGGCTGAGGATTTGAAAGCCTTGTTGTATTGCGATGCAATCTTTATGCTCGAAAACTGGACAAATAGTAAAGGTGCAAAGATTGAACATGATGTTGCTAAAGGTCTTGGGTTGCCTATATACTATTCCAAAAATCACAACTTTTTTTAATTGCATAACCTCAACGTAACTAAAAGAGAAAGAGTATGAAAACTAAAAAAGGAGAAACTTGCCCCTTGTGTGACGGCGGCAAAGTAATATGGGGTACTTGTTGTAGTGGCAGAGAGTGCGGATGTTATGGGTTGCCCGTTACTACAGATTGTTATCAGTGCAAACATACAGGTGTATTGCAAGGTGATATTGAGGAGGATGAAGTATCTGCTTTGCAAGAAGATATAAAATGGCAGGAAGATACTCAAAAATGGATGGAAGAAACATACCCTGATTATTTTAAACAGCAATAACCATGACAGCCCACAAAAACTACTCCCCCAACCAGCAACGGCTCAAAGCTGACACGAAGCCGATGGTTATTAAAGCGAATGATATAGGAACGAAGCGGGTCAGGATAGACAGTAAAACCGAAATGATAATTCCCATTGACAAGGACGAGCAGGACGCAATAAACGAATGGTATGAGAAGCATAATAAGATTCACTCACGGTATAAACATAAAAAGTCAGCGTAAAAAAGAGAGATATGAATTGGGATGCTTTGGATTATTACAGAAATATGCCCGAAGAAGATAAGCCGCTTTATAACGGTATGACGATTGAGCAGATAGAAAACAATATTCATAAAAGCATGTCGAATATCCACAAAAAAGAATATTTAGATAATTGTAGGCAGGTAATCACAAATCAAATGACGGGGTATAATTTAAACCAAATAGATAGTATAAAGAACTACAATTTTGATTTAACAATGTATTATCTCGTATTGGCGGGAGAGTATAGTAAGTAAATAACATTTAACCACATTAAACAAATAGCATGAAAAAGTACATAGTATCATTATGGAGAATGATAACCGCCGATAAGTGGGTAGTTGTAACTATAAAAAATAAAGTGGAGGCTGAATTTACAAGCAGTAAGATAAGTACAATAGATTGTTTGATGTTGTCGCATGAATTTAACGAAATGTCGCAAGAGGTAGACCAACAAGCAGCATTGGTAGATATGTTTAAGAATAACTAACTCCCCACCATGACCCCACCCGAAAAACTAATAAATGACCTGATTAAAGAAGATTCAGAAGTGACAATAGGTGACTATCTGAAACTTTTGGATGAATTGGAATTGATAAAGATAACGACATTTTTAACCGAAGCCGAAGAAGAATATTTTGAGGCGATAAAAATACATGCAGCATGACAGACACGCAAACCAAATACTTCGTTACATCGCTAAGGCGTGTTTTATACCTGTCCAAAATATACCTGTACGAAGTAGATACGTTGAAGACCTGCAAGGTTACGCCGTTCTTTATGAAAGATGGTTGCAAGCGTATCGAGAATGCCGTAAAAGCTATGATTAACGATGTGATGTGCAAAGGTTCACCCGAAACATGGGAGCGGGTAAAAGCCGACCTTAATAACGACCAGCTGCATGACATTTCACTTTTGCTTGAATGGGCATCAGGTGTAAAAAATATAGGTGAAGTTTTGGAAGCATTAAAAAGTATTGAACCGATAGCAGCATAACCATTTTTAACAATCAAAAAAAGTAAGATGAAAAGATACGATTACATTATAGGGATTGATACGGGGGTGAATACTGGTTATGCTCATTGGTGTTGTAAGACAAAAGAATTTATGCATATCGGTACGCACACTATTCACGAAGTGATGCATTTCGTAAAGGATATTTCCGAGCATTTCAATATCAAAGTCCGTTTTGAGGATGCCCGTCTTCGTAAGTGGTTTGGCAAAGCGGGTAAAGAGCAGCTACAAGGCGCAGGGAGTATCAAAAGGGACGCTAAAATATGGGAGGACTATCTTACCTACCTAAAAATAGATTTCGAGGCTGTACCGCCAAAGAACAACAAAACCAAATTAGATAGTAAGGCGTTCAAGGCTATTACGGGATGGAAGGGTGTAACCAATGTTCACGCTCGTGATGCCGCTATGCTCGTCTTCGGCTTTTAATCCTTCATCGGCGTTAGGTGATGGGGTAAAAGATTACGCCGCTTTATTGCGCACCATAGATTTATACGAAGGGCAATCTTTAGAGGCTAACGCTTTGTTTAGTAGGGGTGATGTTTTTAGGTATTCGTGTATCCAAAAAATTTCCCTTCCCCTATCTTCGCAAACTTCTATTAATGAAATTTCCATTTTAATACCTTTTTCGTGCCAAAATCTCATGTATGTGTAAATTGGTGAATTGGCAGACTTCATATTGCAGTAGTGACCACTCAGTCTATTTTCTATCCTGTCGTAAGTGCTTCCAATATATACCACTTCATTGGTTTGCGGATTGGTTAACTTGTAGATATTGCACATAATAATTGTTTTTCTTAAAGTTAATCATTGTTTATCAACTAAACAAAAGTATTTGTGTACTTTCTAAACATTTTTATTTACATTTGCGGCATGGCTAAAATTGAATGGAAAAGTCAACAAGTATTGGCAACTGAATTAGGTGTATCGGTGCAGGTAATCCACAACTGGATAAAGCGTAATGATAAGCGGATAAAGTATAAAAAGGATGAAAACACAGGTTTAACACTTGTAAGGTCTGTTGAAGTCAAAAAATAGTTTCCTTTGTGGGCTTACGTTTCAGACTATTTTCAAAAATAGTTCTTAATTTATTTGTTTAGTAACTAAACACGGTGTAATATTACATCACAATACGGCACTGACGCAGTATTAAAAGCTCTCAAAATGACACAAGCAACCAACTACACAGAATTAGTTACTTTGGCTAACATCAAATTCCCTCACTACGGAATTACTGAAATCATTACAGGCTACGAAGGTTTTGAAGATGAAAACGAAGTAGCAACTACGAGCACGTACGAATTGCCAACCGAAGTAAGGGAGTGGATAAAAGAACAGGTGACTATTTACAACGGTCTGAGCATATCTGAAAAAGTTCTTTCTTTCGTTTCTGCAAGCGATGTAGAGGTGACTTGTTTAGGCGTTGCAAAGCGTTTCAACATGGAAAGCGGAACAAACCTAATTTTATCACACCTTGCAAAAGCGGGTCTGATTACCGAAAGGATTGAGCGCAACGGAACTCGGAAATTTTCAACTAAACAGACAGATACCCACGTAGTTATTGATGGCGTAGCGAATTATAGCGTACGAGCTATCGATAGTCAATACCCACAACACAAGGTTGTATTTACGGGTAGCGAAACGGGCTGTTGGGCTTACATCAACAAGTGTCACGAATATTGTATGAATAACGAACCAATACAACGCTCGCATACTTACGACAGTCAATTTTAAAGAACCTGTTACCTGAGAGCTTCAGGCGTGGAGCAGAATACGACATCAACTGCACCATTCACTCACCCGCAATGCGGTAAAATAGAAGGATATG